GAGAAGGAGAAGTTGTACATTGCGGAACTGGAGGCGCGGGGGCATATCGTTATTGTCAATGAGCAACCTGATGAAACATTAAAGGCTGTGGCATGATAGATGAACTATCCTGCCCGGTAATACTGGAAAAAGACACACATACTTACAGGCACAGGGACGGGGGAGTTTACTCCTCTGTTTCTGCTGTAAGGAAAAACGTGGGGAACCCGTTTAACAAAGAGGAGATTGCGTATGTTATGGCTGTCAGTTATTGGAAGAAGACTGAAAAGGCTTTTGACAAAAAAGATATTGTGGATAAGCAGCGGATGATACTAAATGAATGGGATGAAAAGAATCAGTATTCCAGAGACAAGGGAACTTTTGTTGACGATGTTATCAGTAACTTTTTGTTGTATGGAAGGATTACTGAGCCAAAGATAGAGCCGTTGCTTAATGCTATCTGGAAGCTGATGGCGGGTTATTCACGCAGGATTGTCAAGCCGATAGTGTGGAGCGATGACCATGAGGTTGCTGGTGAGATTGACACAGCCTGTGAGAGAAGGAGTAAAAATATTGTGGACTTTTACGATTACAAGGGGTGTATCTTCAAGCAGGTGGAGTATGCGAGCAAGAACAATAAGTTTTTGAAGGAGCCGTTGGCACATCTGGAAGATTGCAGTTACAATGACTATTCGTTGCAGTTGTCGGTATATGCGTTGCTGGCTGAGATATGCTATAAGGTGAAGCCGGGAAAGTTGACGGTAATACAATTTTTCGACAATGAGTGGACTAAGTACCGGCTGATACCGGTGCCGTATATGAAGTACGAGGCTTGGTCATTGTTGGAATTACACAAAAGAAATCATCAAACTAATTTTTAATGTTTAAGCTGATAAAGGATACCATTTATTTTGAAGAGGAAATACTAAAAACGTTTCCTGTTCTCGCTGATAAGAAAAACCGTAATACGCTGCTGTATGTAATCTTCGCAGTGTATTACGGTTCTCCTTTTGCGGGGCTGCCGGAGAAAGAGCGCTGGCAGATGTCGAAGCGTAAAGTATTCGGAAAAAAAGAAATTGAAACCGATACACTTCCGGGGTTAAAAGAAATTCGCTATGCCATCGAATCCATACAGTTTGATATTGACAGAGAAACGCTCAGGATATACATTGAGAAGATTGGAGAACTTAACCTGAAGCTGCAAAAAGAATCAGACGAAAAAAATATTGCCAATATTGATAACGCTATTGAAAGGTTATCAAAGCGCTCAAAGCAAATGACCGAAAACCTGAGACGAAAAGACGAGGCGGTAATTATAAAAGGCGGTGGTGTTCTGACCTATCTGGAAAACTGGCAGAATAACATGGTTAAGAAAAAGGAAGCTGAAAAGCGCCAGCAGGAAACAACGGGTATTGTCATGCTATGAATTATCAACCGATAATTAAGGGACGTGGCTTCTGCCCAAATCCCGTTGCTGTTTATGGTATTCCCGAAATAGCAGACAGCATCTCTTTCCCTGATGTTGTCGGCACCAGTGGATACTGTGATTATTGGGATGAACAAATAGACCGTTGCCATAACGGATACCACACTGGAGGTATGTTTGTTTCGGGTAGATATTACTACTACTTAAACTTCTGTTTTATAACTACACTGAAAAGAGGTATTCATCATCCTGACTTTGTGGACCTGGACTATGAGTTTTTCAACCTGGTGGAATATGTAAAAGAAAACAATAAAGGAATCATTTGCATCAAGCCACGAAGAAGAGGACTTTCAGAAAAAGGGACCAATGGAATTATTGACTATGGTATGCGCTTTACTCCAAAGGGGTATCGTGCAGGATTGTGTGCCGGTAAAGACGAATACATAGAAACTTTTCTTCAGCGTTTAAAATATGCCAATGCAAACCGACCACCGGAACTACGACTACATTATGATATTGATAACAAAGAACAGTTCCGGGCAGGTTATGATATAAAGACAGAAGCCGGCATGGTTACCATGGGAAGTGGCAATAATGTTCTGGCGCGGACAATGGACACAAAACCAAACGTATTCAAAGGGGAGTTGCTGGATGATTGTGTATTTGAGGAGGGTGGAGAATTTCCGATATTGAAAAAGGGTTTTGGAGCAACGAAAGCCTGTTTTGCTGTTGGTGACAGAATGGTGGGAACCCCTTACATTTGGGGAACCGGAGGTAATATCAATTCCTCTATGGCTGAGTTCTCAGACATGTATGAAGAGGCACACAATCTTGGATTGGAACGTTTTGAATTTTATGCAGACAGGTTGTTCATAGGATGTTTTGTAGGTAGTACTAATGAGGACGGACAACTGGTAGAAGATGTTCCTTATCTGGAAGCAGAGTTTGCCGGGAAAGGATATTCGCGGGAACAAATAATAGGATGTGAAGACACGCAGCGGGCTGTTGAAAAAATAAAGGAGAGAGCAAAGGTTTTATCCACTGCAACTGACAGGCAATTATACTATGCATTCCTCACTGATAACCCTCTTGATAAAAAACAATTATTCTTACGTTTCACTGGTGGGCATTTTGATACCGACAGATTATCGGAGCAATACATACGAATTGAGGAACGGAAAACACCACCCTTTTTCAAATTCAAATTATCCTGGAAAAAAAATGAAAATGGTACTTTAATAATTCCACTCCAGGTAGAAAGAACTCCTTGCGGAGAAAACGATTCGTATGACGGAGACTTTACGGTAATGTTGCGACATTTTCCTGTTGACAATCAGAAAGACCTTGATGTAGGTGGCATTGACAGTTATGACCAGGATAGTTCCGAAAAAAGTAAATCATTGGGGTCAATGGTTGTGCTCAGAAGAAAGGGTAATACCTTAAAGAATGATGAAGGACATTCCATTTCTCACAAAAGGGTAGTGGTATGTTTGGTTCGTATGCGTCCTAAACGAAAGGAGATATTTTATGAGACATGCCTGATGGTTTCCGTTATGTATAACCTGTTAAAAAATGTTCTGGTAGAAGCTTCAAAACCGATGATCATAGAATATTTCAAAGCCAACCTTGGAGAACGGTATCTTGCAAAACGTCCTTTATCTTTTGAAAGCGAAAATTCTGAACAACGGCATGACTATGGAGTTTTGCTTACCTCGTCACCAAAATCAAAACCACAGATGATTGGTGTCTTGCAAAACTGGGTGTGGGAAGAAAGTGATGAGTGTTGGTTTTTGTTAATTATATCCGGGCTTATCAATTATGATGTAATGCAAAAAGACAGTGACTGGGATGAGGTGGACGCCCTGGGTGTTGCACTTATTCGTGATATTGATATGAAGAAAAACCCTTCTACATTAAACGATGAAATAAACAAGTCAAAGTTATTTGAAACAATAGAATGGGAAGAAGACAGCAATGGTGTTCTTGTTCAAAAAAGGCAAGCAAGTAATTATCCATATAAAAATTCAATGCAACGACAATTTCATGATGACCTTGAAAATGATTTTTATGACACGGATGATGAAACCTAATTTTTTTTTAATTTAGCCCCCGCAATACTTCAGCCATGCTAAACAGTTTTCCTCGCCCAGACTTGCCAGCACCAGAAAAATTTAAAAAAGATGTTAATGGTGTTTACCAATATGCCAAGGATTGCCTTGACTTTGCTATCAATTACCATATCACCTATCGTAATGGACAGATACGCAAAATGAATGAATTGTATCGAAAATATAATGGTACACATATCAGCCGGTTTGCCAATTACTTTAAAAAAACATACGGTAAAAAGAACATAGCAAGTCTTGTTGACTACCGGCTGGGAAGAACAAAAATCGAAAAACTTGTTGGTGAATTTACGGAAAGACCATTAAACACTACTGTTTTCACTGTTAATAAAAAAGCGCAAATGGCAAAGCTCGATAAATATTATCGAATGCTCGGGCTTTATAACATGCGTGAAACGGTAAATGAATTACGTGATAAGCATGGTGAAGATGCTGTCGGAAGTGGCATGCCGATACCAAGCGAAGATGCAGTAAAGAGTTATTGGACAAGCGCCAATTCAAAAACAAAGAATGAGATTACCATGCAGTACCTGGTAAACGATTTTGTTCGTATGAACAAAGACTTTATTTATTCGCTTTCTTCATGTTACCGTGATGGTGTTATTACTGCCGAAACACACGGACGTGTTTGTCTTGACAAAAATAATGTTCCACGGTTCCAGGAAATAGACCCTCGTGACAGAATATTCAAAGAGAATGACCGTGACCATTTTGCTCACACCTCTCCTTACCAGGGACATAAGCGCAGGATGTTTTTAACACAAATTATCGAAGAGTTTAAGTTGACCCCAAAAGAAGTAGATTTACTTATGGCTGAAGGAGCCAATGAAGACATCTACTATTTTGATTCGTATGAGCGTGTTACCAATGAAGCATCAAATGGTGGTGACAGAGCATACTGGGTGTATTACCTTCAGTGGAAATCATTCGATCCGATTTACACTAAAATAGTTCCTTCTAAAAATCCGGAACTTAATAATGAGCCAACGTATATTGACATATACCCGGAACGTTTTGTAAAAGAGCAAGACAAGATAATGAAAGATGTTGCTGCCGGGGAATATAGTGTAGAGACATCATTCAAAGAAGTTATCTGGGAAGGAGTAAGACTGAGTCGTTCTTTATATCGTAATTGCGGACCAAAGAAAAATATTATAGGCAGTTACAACAGTCCGTTTGGAACAAAGTTTGAGTATGTGACTTATCTTTCAAATACAATTAATGGTATTCGTGTTTCGATTAAAGAGTTGATGTGTGATGTTGAAGAACAGTATAATATTGTTCGTTACATGATTAATCGTGAGTTAGCAAAAATGAAGGGTATGTCATTGTCGTATGACAGAGCTTTTCTTCCAAAGGGAGAAACGACCAATACCGTTCTTCATAAAATAATCAACGATGGTATTATTGATTACAATTCTGGCGAAGACGGAAACGTTTCAGGAGAAACAAAAGACCCCAAAGATGCTATCAAAGCAATAGACCTTGGTGTCTCTTCTTCATTGCAGGCACTTATCATGCTGGGGCAAAACCTGGAAGCAACAGCAGAGATGATAACAGGTATCAGCAATCAGCGTATCGGGGATATTAAAGCCAGCGAGACGGCTACCAATGCCAACAGTGCTATCAACAATTCTAAGACCATGACGGAGCCTTTTAATATTGGATTTGATACATTTGTTACAGAAGTGATAAACCTGGTGATGGAGCAAAGCAAAATTGCTGTACTGATAAACCCGGAATGGGGAGAACGTATTGTTGGAAAAGAAGGTGTTGAGTTTATTAAAGTGTCAAAGGATATTACTACTGATGACTTTGGTAATTATCTTCAGGATTACAGAAAAGAAAAACAGGTACGTGACAGGGCGATGCAACTTGCTGAACAGGCTATCAATTCGGGCGCTATGAAAATTGAAGACCTAATGGAAGCAGACCTTGAAGAAACGGTAAGTGGTGCTATTGAAGTACTGAGAAAAGGTTCTGCAACAATTATTCAGGCTGCAGAACAACAGCGTGCTGATGAAATAAAACTGGAACAACAAAAAATGGCGAATGCTGTTAATATGGCAAAAGAACAGCGGGAAGACCAACAGGCACATGAAATTCAAAAAATTGTTGTCCAGGGACAGGTAGACTCCGGGCTTATCATGCAGGAGGCAGCTAATAAAAATATCATAGAACAAAACAAAACAAAAACCAAAAAATAAAAACTATGGCATTAAAACTAAAAAGGCTTCCTAAGACAACTCCCGAAGGAAACGCTGAAATGAAATGGGAGCCGGATGAAAGACCGAGTCTTTGTTTTAATGATGACCAGCTGCCTGAGATAAAAGAATGGAAGGTTGGCAGTAAGTACAAACTTATTGTCGAGGTCGAAATGACAAGTTGCAATATAAGAAAACAAAAAGACGTAGACAGAACCTATGGAGATTTCAAGGTCCTTGCTGTTGCAGCCAATCCTGAAGAAAAATAGTCAAATTAATTATAAATCGCCTTATGGCAGTAAAAACAAAGAATCATGAGAATTAAAAAATATTATTCCCCCGACCCAATTGACAACACGGCAGCACCGGCAGCAGTACCAGAATTGAAAGTTGAAGAACCAATAGTAATAAAAGAGGAACCTGCAGCAGCAGCAGAGTCTGGTAAAACACCTGAAGAAAAAGCATCTGCAGAGGCAATAAAAAATATTGAAGCTGTTGAGAAAGCCCGTATTGAAGCAGACCGTATTTCAGATGAAAAAAACAAAAACGCCAAACCTATTTCTGAGGTTGACCAGAATGAATTAGCCAAAGCACTGGGTATTGATGAAGACGAAGGTGATTTGTCTGAAAATAAAAAACCGGCTAAGCAAGCGGTGGCAGCAGCAAAAGCACCAGAAAAGAAAGTTGACGATGAATTAACTTTTAAACTTGAAAGTAAGGAGCCTGAAGCATTAAAAGACATTGAAAGCTGGAAAGATCTTGCCGGTTCATTACAACTTGAATTAAAAGATGATAATGAAACAGAATTCAGAACTGCTTTTGAAGCAAAAATAAACGCTGCAAAAGAAGAGGGAAGAAAGGAAGGAGAGCAAACAACTGTTGAAAAGTATCTTGAAAATGTAAATCCGGAGGCTAAATTGCTTTATGAATTTGTGAAGCATGGAGGCAAAACAGAAGACTACTTAAAACCGCTGGCGCCCTTTGAGCGATTGGAAAAGATGGACAATGAAACTCTTGTCAGAGAGAATTTTGTTCTTCAAAAAATGAGCGAAGAAGATATTAACAAACAGATTGTTGATATGATTGATGAAGATACCCTTGATTCCAATGCAGAAAAAATTCGTACATTTGTTGCCGATAAGAAAAAAGAATTTTCTCAGGAGCAGGTAAAAAAGCAAACTGAGTTTTATAATAAGTCCTACGAGGCAGATAATGAAAGGATAAAAAAAGCCGTAAACAGCATTGACAAGTTTATGGATGTTGATTTATCTCCTGATATACGCAAACAAGTTGCTAATTCCGTTCCTGAGTTCAGGAAAGAAATTTTAAACAATGACAAGTTGGTGGCAGAATTATTATACTACCACAAGCTGGGGCAACAAGCCAAGGATATCGCAAGAAAACAAGGTTATAATGAGGCGAGGAATAAATTCCAGGGAAAGCTTCATAACTTAGAAAACCTACCGAAAACGGATACCGGCTCTATTAGTAGAGTTGATACCAATAACGGGAAAACGCTTGAAGAGATTTGGGGTGAAGGACTGGGTAAAGACTCAGCCAAAGAAGATTAAAAAACTAACTAAAAAACTTTAAACAAACTATGAAAATTCAAACAGTAGTAGGCAAATGGGATGAAACCTGCACCTACGAATCCGACTTAGCGGCAAACATGATGAAAAGTCCTGTGTACCGTGAAATTATGGAGTATGCGGAACCCCGTATGCTTTCAACCCTTATTGTAAGTGGTGCTACATCACCGTGGGACTTACAAACAGGAAGAACCGATGTTGTTAAAACCAAAATCGGAAGTATCCCGAAAGACAAGCTGATCGGAAGTTCAGCTATGCGTTACCGTGTAATGGGACGTATTCAGAAAGAGATAATCATCAACTCATTGGTAACACAAAGCACTACAACCGGAGACTTCTCGTTGTCACTGCAAGACCGTTACCTGTATCCGGGTATGATTGTTACCTTCTGGTATCCCAACATTCAGGCACGTGTTCAAAGTGGTCCTACCGGGTCTGCCGGCAACTACGTGTACCAGTTCCGTACATTAAACAACAAACCATTTAATTATGCAGCCTATGTAGGTGCACAGCCCGGAACAAAAACATTGTTCGGACAATACACTGCCTATGGTGAGAAATCACTTCGCGGGTATGACCGTACTCACTACCCTGATGAGTTTATCAATCACCTTACCACTCAGCGTAAAGGAGTTGAAATTTCAGGTGACGCTGACAATGAAGTTATCAAAGTAACCTTCAATGGTGCTACCGGCTGGTACTACCAAAAAATTTCTCAGGGGCGCAAACGTATGATGATGGAAGATGAATTCCAGAAATGGTTCGGACAATCATCAATGGTTGATGCCAATGGAAACCTGTTGGCACAGGCTGACCTTCCTGATGAAGAAGCTGGAACATTCGTAACCATGGGCGATGGTGCATGGGAACAAATCCGTGGCGGAAATGAAAGTTGGACCAGTGGTGTCAATGGCGCTCCCGTTATTGACGATTTCGCTGACATGATGCAGGTGCTTGAAGCCAACACCGACAGTACCTATGGTGCTGTGTGGTATGTAATAACCGGAACAGCAGGTTATGGT